TCATCATTTTTCCGTTACCGGGAATATGGTCACGCTTGGGGCAGTCCCTTGGCGTTTCTGGTCATGATGTTTGCCGCATCGTTCATATTTTGGGGGAGGTCTCTTGACAGACGCACGGCGTATCGCTCTCGCGTCCCTTCCGGGAAGTCTGTTCTCTCCAAAAGCACACGGACGAGCGTCGTTGTGGTGTTGCCCATGTCTCTCCTCCTTTTGTTCACGATTGTGGCCAGGACCGGCGTCCCGGCCCCGAGCGCTGCCCGGAGCTTTACCCTTGCACTCCGGGCCTCACTTTCGCTTCTGCCTCTGCCAACCGCTCACGCACGGCCCCCACCTACAAACCCGGCGGGGAAGGGTGTGAGTCCTCTGACTCGCCCGCCCCTGGAGATTTCCCGAGGCGAGGGAGGGGAGGCTAGCCGAGTTCGGCCACGAGGTGTGCCAGCATCTTCTTGACGTTCGCCAGCTCGTCCAGGATGGCGCGGACGCCGAGTTCTTCCGGCTGCGACTCGGGCGAGGGCACGGGGGAGGGATGGGTAGCAGCGGCGAGAGCCTCCCTCATCTTCGTCTTGGCCCACTTCTGCTCGTTTGCGTAACGTAGGAACTCTTCAGCCATTTCCCGCGTCGGGTCAGGGCCATTCCAGTCGTACATCATGCGCTTCCCCTCATTCCCGGAAGGCGAGAGGATCCCCCTTTCCCTCATGACGATGACAATTCGCGTCGATATGCGGTGCGACGCAACGAGTTCCGCCATGGAGATTGCCTGCTTGCTGCGAATTTTCGTGTACAGAGTCAGGATAAACAGAAAATACTTGTCTACCGATCCGGCCCTCGGACCGACTAGTCCCTGTTTTTGTGGCGTTGCAACTGACCCCCCGCTAGACTGCATGTACATAAGTCCCCCTTTTTTCGTTGAATGTTTTACCAGCGTTCGTCCGCACATGCCCCACCAGCCAGCCCTCCCGGCACACCGGGCATAGGTAGGCGTGGCAGCCGCGATAGCTTTTCGGCCATCTGTCGATCACGGACTGCGCCCGACGCCGGTCAGGATGGTGCGATTTCAGCGCGCAGTTTACGATGTCGAGATTGGTGGGCATGGTTACCTCACCTGCACCGTCTGGCCGTGGACGATCTCGCAGCCGGGAATCTCCATGCCCGCCTTGAGCGCCGCCTTGATCTCGGTCTTTTTGGGCGCGTATGAGATCGTCGTCGTCACGAACTCCTGCGGCAAACTCTGCGGATTTCCCGTGACCAGCACCGACTCCGTGGTCCGCAGCGACAGCGTGGCGGAGTGCCCGGCGAGTTTCTTCAACCCATGGGCCATCATCGTCACCTTCAAAAACTCACGGAACGAGGCGCGGCGGCGCTCCAGCGTGCGGCGTTTGGCGGCCACGCGCTTCTCCTCTTCCTTGAGGAACTCGATCTCGTTTTCGGTGCGCCGGTCCATCTTGGCGATGGCGTCCACCTTCCCGGCCTCCTGCGTCGCCAGGGCGGCCAGGTACGGCTCGATGGCTGCGGCGACGGCCTGGCGCTCGTCCTCCTCCCCCTCGAAGTCGTCCAGCGCCGTGAGCGCGTTTTCGATCTCGTGCTGGATGTCGTTTAAGCTAGGCATTCTCCACCTCCTTCACATCTTCCAAAAACGCATGCGCCTCGTCTGCCGTCAGTTCCTTGAACGAGTTCACACGCCGATTCAGGAACGAACTCATATCCGCCAGCCGGTCATCCCGCGACGCACCCTTGTAATGCGCCATGATGGCCTTGCGCTGGCCGTCGTTCATCATCTGCGGTGCGGACGGCGGCGGCACATCGCCCGTGATCTCCAGGGCCTTGCGTCGCGCCTCGTACAGCGTGACGACGGCTGGCTTGTCCGGGTGATCCTTGGGAATGTGAAGGCCCGACAAATACGGCACAAGGTCGGCCGATTTTCCGATGGACTGCAACGCCTCGCTGATGGCGGGCAGGTCGAGCGAGGAGAAGGTGGGGGCCGGGGGCGCGGGACGAGTTGCCGTCTCCTTGGGCTTCTGCTTCGCGCCCTCGCCGTCGTCGTCGTCCTCGGACACCACTCCGAGCATGGCCGAAAGAGAGTAGCGGCGGGCGTAGGTGATCGCGGACCCGTAGCCCTGCGGATCGTTTTTGGGCACCGGCAGAGCGCACTCGCCCGAGAGCCATTGCCCGGACTTGTGCATGAGCGTCGTCACGACATGGGCGCGGCTGTCACCTGGCCGCATCGTTTGCACAACGGCCAGCCCGTGTTTCGGCAGCACCTTCCGCACAGCCTCCCAAACCGCCGCGATGTCGGCATATTTGTTTTTGAGGTGCGGATTCTGCGCGTTCCTCCCCGCCGCATCCATCTCCCCCTGCGCAAGGGAAAGAGCTGTTGCAATCTGGTCGATTTGGTCAGATTGAAACATCATCCACCTCCACTTGGTCGGCCATGTAGTACGGCCGTCTTTCGGCCAACTGCCGGGGCTGGTAACCCGGCGTCTCCTCGACATCGTCCCGCGCCATCTCCGCGAACTGGCGGTGCAGGCGCAGGACCATGGCCTCGTGGGCAGCCGCGTGCCGGGGGTCGATGCATCCCTTGACATTCATGATCCCACACCCACAACCGCCACACCCGCCCCGGCGTGCAGCGTGCCGCACATCGAGTCCGTTAGGTTGTCAGGCCCGCTCGCCTCGTCACGGGCGCGCGCCTTCCAGTCATCGGACGGGCGGAACCCCTGGCAGTTGGTGGCGTCGCCTTTGTCGCTAAAGGTTGACGTGGGCACATGTGCCCCCACGGCGCGGATAAGTTCGTGGATGAAGTCACACCCGCCATGACTGCCGCCGCCGCACGCAGGGTCAAAATGCTCGCAATCGCTGCAATACTTTTCCATTGTCATCCCCTCCATATCGCCGCCGCGACGATCAGGGACGCCGCGAACACGATGCAGATTAAGAACAGCGCCAGCCCTTCGCCTATCTCGCGGGCGGTGAACGGTGAATTGTCGGGCGGGTAGCACATTGTGGTTCTCCTTTGGGGCCGGGTTGCCGTCCGCCCCCTCGCCCAAAGCTCGACATTCAATGATCTCGTTACGGCTCAAACCGGTCTTTAAGCCCCAGAAATACTTCCAGGTGCCCGCGAAGCAGGGGATGCCAGCCGTCCCACGCGCACACAGTTTCGGCCTCTTCTCGCGTAAGCACGTTTTTGAGGTGTCCCCAGCATTTCGATCCGTCGTTAATGATCTCTGCCCAGGGTTGGAGTGGCGGCATTTTGGCGTAGAAGTTTCTCCAAAACGGAAGACGTGAATTTTTGATCCACTTCGCGGTCACGGAAAAGATGAACGAAAAAACAAATCCAGCATCGATGTACCCGTCAGCCTCGATGTCCCCGCCAGCCTTGATGGACCCGCCAGCCTTGATGGACCCGCCAGCATCGATGTCCCCGTCAGCCTTGATGTACCCGTCAGCCTCGATGGACCCGCCAGCATCGATGTACCCGTCAGCCTCGATGTACCAGCCAGCCTCGATGTGCCAGCCAGCCTTGATGTACCCGTCAGCCTCGATGTACCCGTCAGCCTCGATGTCCCCGTCAGCCTTGATGGACCCGCCAGCCTTGATGGACCCGCCAGCCTTGATGGACCCGCCAGCCTTGATGTACCCACGCACCTCAATCCGCATATCCACCAAGAATTTGCCTATGATCTCCAGATGCCCGTCAACGAAATACATGTCGCCGTCCGGGGTTTTGAACCGCTGAATATCATCCAGTGATGCAACCTTAAAAGTTTCCATGTCGCCTCCGTTTGTTCCCTTTCGCGCTTCCCGCCTCGGTCTTCCTGGCCTCTGCCGCCGTCCGGTGTCAGGGGCTTTGCCCCGCCGTTCCCGGACCCCGAAGGTTGGTGGTGTTGGCCTCGGTCGCTACTGCGGGCCGCTCGTCGTGTTGGGGGTACTTTGCCGCTTGGCAGAAAATGTGTCAAGGGGAAATTACCATATGGCAAAAATTGTTGACATGGCGGGATTTGTCCGGCAAAGTGGCCCGCATGAACGAATTGAGACGACTTCTAGTTATCTACGGTATGCGCCCTTCGGAGCTTTCGCGGCTTGCCGGGATGGCCCCGTCTACGGTTACGCGGCACATCCGGGGGGAGCGCAGCATATCGGCAAAGGCGGCTTTGGCGTATCAACGTGTTTTTTCCGTTCCGCTGGAGATGTTTTTGATACAGGATGGGAAAAAATGACCAAGACATGCAAGGTTTGCGGCAAGCCGGTCCCGGATGACAAGCCATGGCGGATCACATGCAGCCGCGAGTGCGACCAGATCAATCGAAGTCAGCAGGCGGCGGCGCAATCCCATGATTTGCGGCGGCGGCCCGTGAAGCCGTGTGAGTTTTGCGGCAAGCTGTTCCGGCCAGCAAACGCGACGGGGCGATTTTGCACGATGTCGTGCGCTTCACTCTGGAACGCGAGGCACAAGGGGCAGGCATCGAAGCCCACTGTTTGCGTCGTCTGCGGGGCGCAGATCACAAGCCAGACAAGGCGCGTCACCTGCGGAGAAGGGTGTTTCCGCGCCCTGCTTTCCAGTAACGCCTCGCACCCTCACACCGAAGACCGCAAGCGACACGATCCGAAGTCCGTCGTCAATAAATACGGCGAACTCTGGCCGATCACCCGCCTTGACACGCCCTGGCCGCTCCCCGTTGACCCGCAGATATGCCCGTTTGGGTGGCAGGAGGTCGCGGCATGAAGGACGTTGGGACAAAAACTTGCTCCATTTGCGGAGAAGTCTACCGCCCCCGTGTTCACAATCAAAAGACCTGCGGCAAGTTTGAGTGCCTCTGTGAGCGCGTCCGCGTGTTGAAGATCAAAGACAAGACCGGCCTTTATCCAAAACGTGAGTGTCCTTACTGCCACGTCACGTTTCGTCCCTTCCAGTACAATCAAGTCACTTGCGGGTCTGTCAAGTGCAAGAATGACCACTCGATGTATTTGCAACTTAATCGGCAGGCATTTCGTGCCGAGGTCAAGGCGCACAACCTCGCGGCAAAGCGAGAGTTGAACCGTGCTTATCGTGCCCGAGTTAAAGCACGGGAGGCGGTGGCGGCATGAGAGGACTCTACGCCCGCGCTCTCGCCCACTACGGCCCGCACGCACAGATAGACCAGATGAAAGAAGAGTGCGCGGAACTCATCGTGGAGCTTTCGCACCACCGCAGATTCGGCACCGCCATGGCCCGACGCGCTGTGATCGGGGAACTGGCCGACGTGCAAATTATGCTGGCGCAGATGCGAATCCTTTTTGGCGAGGCAGACGTGGACGAGGTCGTCCGCGAGAAAGAGGCGAGGCTTGATCGGCGGATGAGGGGGGAGGCGTGATGGACTGGTTTCGCCACTATGTCGGGACGGCCACGGACCCCAAGTTCCTGGTCGTCGCCAAAAAATCGGGGGCGCGTTTGGGCGACGTGCTGGCTGTCTGGCAGATGCTCCTGGAGCGGGCCTGTGCAGCGCCAGAACGGGGAAAAGTGGAAGTGTTTGACCACGAGGGAGCCGACGCCTTGCTTGACCTTGAGGACGGTGGCGCACGGAAAATTTACGTCGCCATGGAAGACAAGGGGATGATTTCTGACGGGCGGATCGCGGCATGGGAAAAGCGTCAACCAAAACGTGAGCGAGACGACGACAGTTCGCAGCGCGTCAAGGAATTTCGCGAGAGGAAAAAGCAAGAAAGTAACGACACTTACAACAATGTAACGCCGTGTAACGCCACGCAACGCCAGGAAACACCTAGAGGAGAGGAGATAAGAGAAGAAGAGATAAAGAAAGAGAAAGACTCTCTTGCGCTCCTGCCTTCGGCGGTGCGCGAGTTTGACGCTTTCTGGCAGGCGTACCCGAAAAAGCGCTCGAAGCAGCAGGCGCAAAAAGCCTGGGGCAAGCTTCGCAAGGAAAAAACGCTGCCGCCGCTTCCCACGATCCTGCAAGCCATAGCAGCCGCACAGGCGGGCCATGATTGGCAAAAGGACGGCGGACAGTTCATCCCCCACCCGGCGACGTGGATTAATGCCCACGGGTGGAACGACGAGCCGACGCAGGCGGCGAAAACATCCGGGAGGTGCCCGGCATGGCTATGAACTTGAAGTCATACGGCATCCACGTCCCCGCTGACGCCACGGGCGACGTGAAAACAACCTGCCCGCAGTGCAGCGCCAGCCGTAAGAAGTCCACGGACCCGTGCTTGAGCGTGAATGTGACCGAGGGCGTGTGGAATTGCTGGCATTGCGGCTGGACGGGAACCGTCAAGGGTGTGGCGGAAAAGCCAGAGCCTTTGCCGCGAAAGCCGGTTCGGCCAGCTTACAAGGCCAGCGTGGACTTGCCCGAGAAGGTGCTGGCGTACTTCGCTAGTCGCGGGATCACACCCGATGCGCTGGCATCGAACCGAGTCGGCTACGGCCTGGCCTGGATGCCCGGAACTGACGGCGAAGTGACGGCAATTCAGTTTCCGTACGTCAAGGGCGGCGAAGTCGTGAACATCAAATTCCGCGACGGCAAGAAGCGGTTCCGCCAGGCCAAGGACGCCGAAAAGTGCCTGTATCGCTTCGACGAGATCGCCGCACGCGCCAGCGCAAATCGCTATCTCGTCATCACCGAAGGCGAGATGGACGCGCTTTCGCTGGTTTCAATCGGCATCAACGCCGTCACCAGCGTTCCCGACGGTGCGCCTTCGCCCGATACGAAGCAGTACGAAAAGAAGTTCAGCTTTTTGGAGTCTGCCGAGGAGATTATAGCCGCTTACGGGCGCGTGATCCTGTGCGTGGACAACGACTTACCCGGGCAAACGCTTGAGCGTGAGCTTGCGCGGCGCATTGGCGTCGAGCGGTGCTGGCGCGTCGCCTATCCCGACGGCTGCAAGGACATCAACGAGGTGCTGGTTAATCACGGCAAAGACGCGGCGGCGGCAGTCATCGCCAACGCGGTGCCGATGCCGGTGGAGGGGCTTTTCGGGATTCCGGACTTGGCCGGGGATGTGGGGCTTTTGTACGCCGAAGGAATGCGCCCCGGAGTCTCGACCGGCTGGCTGTGCCTTGACGACTTCTACACCGTCCGCCTTGGAGAAATGACGATTGTCACTGGAATCCCGGGGTCGGGGAAATCAAACTGGCTGGATGCGCTTCTGGTCAACCTGCATCGCGACCAGGAGTGGGGGTTTGCGCTGTTTTCGCCCGAGAACTGGCCGCCCGAAAGGCATGTGGCGAACCTACTGGAAAAGGTCATCCGGAAACCATTTTCCACGAAGTACAGCTACACGGAGCGGATGCGGGATGACGAGGTGAGGGATGGCCTTGAATACATGGCCGGATATTTTCACTTCATCATGCCCCCCGAAGACCAGATGTCACTCGACAGCATCCTGCAAAAGGCGCGTGTCGCCATTTATCGGTTCGGGTGTCGCGGTGTGGTGATTGATCCTTGGAACGAAATAGAGCATAATCGTAGCGACAAGATAAGCGAGACTGACTACATCTCGCAATCTTTGACGAAGGTCCGACGGTTCGCGAGAATGAACCATGTCCACGTCTGGCTTGTCGCGCATCCGACGAAGATGCAGAAAAGCAAGGACAGCGGCGAATATCCAGTCCCGACTATGTATGACATCTCCGGCAGCGCACACTGGAGGAACAAGGCGGACAACGGAATTTGCGTCCACCGCCCTGATTACGAGCGCGACGTGACCGAGATTTACGTTCAAAAGATTCGTTTTCGCGAGGTCGGCAAGATTGGCAAGGTGGAGTTGAAGTACGCCCGCGAGTGCGGGATATATTTTGAGTAAAAAGGAGATCGCATGAACGTTTTTATGGCTTCTGGTCGCATCGGCAAAGACGCTGAAACTCGGTTCACCACGGCAGGGATGCCCGTCACCACGTTTTCGATGGCCGTCGATCAGGGGTTTGGCGACAAGAAAAAGGCGATGTGGCTGCGCTGCAAGGTGTTCAAGCGCGAGAATCTGGCCCCACACCTGCTCAAGGGCAAGCCGATTATCGTGCGCGGCGAGTTGACGATCAACGAGTGGGAGAAGGACGGCCAGAAGCACAGCATGCCCGAGATCATCTGCAACGAGGTCGAATTTCAGCAGGGCCAGCCCCGCGACACGTCGGCCCCGGCCAGCCCCGCGCCACGGGAAGGGCAGTTCCCGAGCGAGGCGAGTGGCATGGAAGATGTCCCGTTCGCCGTTGTTCTCGCTCCTCTCGCGGCCATTGGGTTGGCGCTGCTTGGTTATGGGGTTGTAATATGAAAAAATGCTTTAAGTGTGGGGTGATAAAGCCGATTGGAGAGTTTTATAAACATCCCCAAATGGCCGATGGGCATCTTGGAAAGTGCAAGGATTGCACAAGGAATGATGTTAAAAACAATCGTTCCGAGAGATACGATTATTACAAAACTTTTGATAAAATGCGCGCCAACCTCCCGCATAGAATGGCCGCACGAAAGGCATACGCAACGACAGGAAGAGGGAGATTGGCTAGTGCTAAAAGTCGTAAAAATTACAGAGAGAGATATCCCGAAAAATATGCGGCGCATGAGGCAGTTACTATTGCGGTAGCGTCTGGAAAATTGATTAAGCCTGATACATGCTCAAGTTGCGGGAATCTTGCTCGGGTTCAAGGCCACCACGAAGACTATTCCAAACCCCTTGACGTAATATGGCTTTGCCCTGCTTGTCATGCTTTGCGGCACAGGGCGAGGGATACGCAGCCTGCCATGGCATTCTAGCGGCCTGCTCCACAGCCGAAAATCGGGCCTAGAATCGCTTCTGGTGTGGCCGGGTAGGCCGTAGGTCGTCTTGAACGAAAAAACGCCGCCACGACGTCTGTACGAGGCGATGGAGGCATATGGGAGGGCGAGAGATGACGGGAGAACGCGACCAGTGAGACGACGCGCCAGGGTTGACGACAACCACGCCGAGATCGTGGCCGCGCTGCGAGCTGTCGGCTGCGATGTCATGGACCTGTCGCGGGTTGGCGAGGGGTGCCCCGACCTGTTCGTGGCGCACCCACGGATGAAGCCGGTGTGTTTCGTCGAGGTGAAAGACGGGCGCAAGCCGCCGTCGGCCAGGCGGTTGACCCCGGCGCAGGAGGAACGATTCGATGCGCTGGAGCGCCACGGGGCTAAGGTTGTCATGGTGCTGTCGGTTGACGACGCGCTGCAAAAGTTGGGGTTCACGTTTTGAATAGTGCAACCACACTTACACTATTCGCGGTGATTAGTGCAAAACGCGCCCGCTCCTGACGTTTGCGACACCATTTGCACGATGTGGCGAAGCGGCAAATGCACGGCTGACCTCGCGGCGACGTTGACGAAACACAGGCCGATGGGGGTGTGCGCCCTGGGACGAGAACTGGCGACAGAAAGAGCGAAGGAGAAAGCGAGTGGGAAAACCAATAGATGAAGCGATTATGGACCGGAAACGCTTCACTTTCGACGTGGAGTCGGAGGTGAAAAAAATAAAAGCGAGTGAACTTGGGCCATGCCTGGACCGGGCCAAGCAAATCATCTGCGGGGACAGGCAGGACGCCTACGGGAACCCGGAGGACAGTTTCGCACGGATCGCAAACTACTGGTCAGTCTACCTAAGCCATCACGTTTCGCCTCTTGATGTGGCTCACTTGATGACGCTACTCAAAGTCGCCAGGATGCAGGGGCAAAAGTCCAAGAGGGACAATTACGACGACGCTTGCGGCTACTTATCCATCGCGGCGGGCAGGCTCTTGGGGGAGAGCGAATGAGCCGCGTCCCGCACTACCGGACACCTGACGCCTGCCTGCTCTACAACTTGGGCGACGTTCACCGGGGCGACGAAGCGTGCGACGTGCCGCTTTTCGAGCGGGTCATCGGCCAAATCGAGCGCGAGAAACACGCCCGGTGGGTTTCCACGGGCGACTTGTTGAACTGCGCCCTGGCTGGCGGCAAATCCTCGTCCTACACGTCCGCCTCGGTGCAGGAAGAGCTTGAGGCGCTGACGGAGAATCTGAAACCGATAGCCGCCAAGTGCCTCGGTTTCGTCGCGTCGAACCACCATGGCCGTATGGATCGTGCCGTGGGCATGAGCCTGGACAAGGTGCTGGCGCAATATCTTGGTGTCCCTTACCTCGGCAAGCGCGGGAGGATTGCCATCACATGCAACCGCTTGTCGTACTGGATCGCGCTACATCACCTGTGCGGCGGCGGGGCCACGATGGGCGCAAAAGCCAACAAGATGGAGCGGTTGACGCAATGGATGCCCGGCTTTGATGTCTACCTTGGAGGCCACACGCACACGTTTTCCGTTTCCGAGGACGTGACAGAAGTCCCGGACCGCAAACGCTACATCATGCGTCCGCTGCGGTCACTCAAGACTGTGACGGGCCACTTTCTGGACTATGACAAGTCGTACGCCGCTGACATGATGTTGCCCGAGAAACCGAAAGGGGCGGTGGCAGTCACTCTTGATGCGTCGCCGTCTGGGAATGAGCGGCACAAGAAAATGCTCGCCGCGCTGATGAACTAAAGGGGGGGGGATGGCGACACGGGAACGGTGGATCACGGGGGCCGTGGAGCGAGGGGTGGTGACGTTGGAGCAGGCGACGGCGGTTGTGGACTATATCTGCGAGACTGATGGCGGCGGGCCGATGTGGATTCCGCTGCCGCCTGGCGTCGATGGGCGTCTGAACCGGAACGGTAAAATCGTTGCGCTATGGTCGCGGGGCGTCGGCGTGGCGCAACTCGCGGAGCGTTTCGGCATCACGCCACGTCATGTGAGGCGCATCATCACTCTATTTGCATCGAGGAACTAGGACCTCCCCCGGGATGGGCGATGTCCGCCCGTCCGCTCAATATTAGTTTATGGACAATGTGAGCCGGGCTGAATTCGCTTTCCTCCATGCTCATTTCGGGCATCATGGATTCTCTGTCGAGAACGTGTTCCCGGTCTTCCCTGTCATTGAGATCACCGTCACCTGCGGTGACTGCAATACGACGGCGACTATCCCATCTGACAGGCTCATTTGTCCATTTTGCTTCTCCCCCATCCCCCCCGGCCCGCCCGACATCCCCGTCCGGCAAGCCGCATCCTCCCGGCCATGCCGGGGGGGCAACTTTCGTGAAGAGGTTGCGGCATGAGCAAATCCATCCCCCGTGGCATCAGGAACAATAACCCGGGCAACATCCGCGTTTCTGCCACGCGCTGGCAGGGCGAGGTAGCCGGGAACGATTCCGCGTTCGAGACGTTCGGCGCGCCCGAGTACGGCATTCGTGCCATCGCCAAGCTGCTCATGGCTTATGAACGCCGCTACGGCATCGACACGCCGCTCAAAATCGCGATGCGTTGGGCGCCGCCGTGCGAGAACGACACGGACCGCTACGCCGCCGTGCTGGCCGCTGCCTGCGGCTGCACGCCCGAGACGGTCGTCAACGTGGGCGACCATCTCCACCAGCTCGTTCCCGCGATAATCAAGGTCGAAAACGGCAGCAACCCGTACCCGCCCGAGACAATCGCGGCGGGCATTAGGCTGGCGCATAATTGATTCGGCGCTGGCTCCAGCACCACTTCAACCCGGCGCACGTCCGCTGCCGTCTGATCGACCTGGGCGTGCATCGCTGGCGGGCTACCAGGTGGGCGATGTGGTACGAGCGCGTCATCTACAATCGAGTCCTGCGGTGAACGCCTTCCAGGACATATTTTCCGACGGCCAGGGGCGTCTGTCGTCCATGCGGCTGCTCGTCGCGCTGGTCATCGTCAATGAGATCGTAATGCGCTGGGTGGCGCTGTTTTGGGTCGGCCAGGCCAGCCTCTCCACCTGGGGCGACATTGCCGCTATTGCGGTGCCGTTTGGGGCCAAGGCCATGCAAGCCGCTTTCGAGGAGAAGGAATGACAACCGCCAAGTGGATCATCATCGCGGCCATCCTCGCCGCTGTCGCTGCCACGGAGCTGCATGTCGCCTCACTGCGGTCCAAAATCGCGGACGCGCAGGTTAAAGTGGCGGCTCTCGAAGAGCAGGTCCGGGCGCGTGACGCCAGAATCGCGGGCCTAGAGAACGTCGTGGCGGTGCGAGACAAGGAGTTGACCGCCCACGTGCAGCTCTCCGAAGATGCGCTTGCCGCAAATGAGACTCTCCTGCGGCGGTTGTGGGAAGTCAACGAAATCTTATCCAGCTCGACGCCCACGCAGGCCAAGCCGGGGGAGATCACCGATGCCAAGACGAATCGCGCTGTTGTGCGCCATCTCAATGGGCTTGTGCCTTCTGTCGTGCGCGAAAGCACCTCCTCCCCGGGAAATAATCGTCCCGCAGCTGGTGACGCTATCCCCGTGCCCAAAGCCGTACAGTGACCTTGACGTCCACCCGTGGGACGAGTCCGTCAGCATGGGGCATGCGCGTAACATGAGGATCACCGCCTACAATTTCGAGACGCTGATGTCCGCCATGAAACTCCGCGATGCGGTCATAACATGCTACGAGGCCAAGATAAAATGACGGGGATATCAGTGGACATAGCGGCACTTGGGGCGATTCTCTCGAACGTCATTTTGGGCATCGTGGCGTTTTTTGGCAAACGCTGGATGGAGCGTGTGGACCTGCGCCTGGACCGTTTCGAGGCGGACTCCAAAAACTGTGCGCTCAATTTCCTGTCCACTTTCCGCACGAAGGAAGAGGCCACGAGGGCATGGGACGCCGCCCGAGCTGAATGGGACGATCAGTGGTCGAAACTCAATGACCACGACAGGCGGCTGACGCGACTTGAGACGGTCTGTGAGCGGGAACACGGACGATAAATTTCGGCCTTCGGGCCACGGTCTTTGACAACCTAGCGCAAAAAAAAGCCCCCCGGCGTCGGCCAGGGGGCTGGGTTGCACTACAGGCACCGCTGGTCTTCATTCCAGCGGGCCAGAACCTCGGCAGCCTTCGCGTACTGCTCGTCCGTGCCGCCATCCTCGTAGAGGGTGGCGTAGTCGGACGGCGTAGCTAGATCGAAAAACTGGCTGCCGACCTTAAACATCCCCAGCCGAACCTGCTCGTAAAAATTAGTCTTCGCGCTCATGATTTCTCCCCTTTGTTTTCGTCCATTGCCGAGATGCGGCGTACTCCGCCAGATCGCCCGGCATGATGAGCCAGGCCATCCCGTGCCTCCGGGCCTTGAGGCGACCACGCTTGGCCGCCTGCTGGATGGCCCGGAGAGTGATCCCGAGGCGTGTAGCGGCCTCTGCTGCGGTGAGAGGGCGGGGGGGCATAGCTATAAAACCTCTATCGTCCAGCCGTCGGGCTGGCTAGGGCTGGCCCGTTGTGATTCCTCGTCCAGCTCCTGTAGAATTTGGAGGGCCTCGGAAAAATAGGACCTCGACCGGGACGGGTCATTGCTCCTGGAAATCAGGATTTCTACCGCCTCACCCAGCGGGAGCCGGATGTCCTGCGGCCCCGTGGGGTTTTCGCGCAGCAGCGAGCGATACACGTCCCCATTTCGGAAAAACACGCTGCTTGATTCCTCTGTCGCGATGTCAAGAAAATTGTATAACGATGATCCGGAATGCCCAGATTCGAGCCGGGAATCTACCGTGTGTAGACTGGTCCCATGCTGCTCACAGATATCGATATAATGCAGGCGTGTGGCGAGTAACATAACATCGCCCATCCCATGCGTTGTTATGGGTGGCTCGTGATCGAGCATGCGCATCGCGTCTGACAGGACGATACTCCTCAAAATTGTGTCCTCGTCGGCGTGTCCGTGGTGCATTAACTGGGCGTGCTGAACACGCGCCTGGAGGTCGCGCACGACGGCGGCGGTGACGGTGACGCGGATTTTGGCATTCTGGAATTGACGAGTGGTGCCCATGTTCATCTCCTGTTTTGTGGCCCCGGGCCAAGTCCCGTCCGCCGTTGACTAATAGATAGTACGCAAACGCGAACAAGTCAACAGGTTTATCAAAATATTATCTCAAGCAATTGCGCTAGGTTGTGTGCTGACACAGAAGAATTTGCGGGCCAACTTTGTTTGGGGCTAGACCGGCCAGTCGAAAAGCGGAAACCCTGATCCGCCTGCCCCAAACGAATCTATCAGGGCGCTACAGGGGGCGACAATGTGGGAAACGAGAACATCACCCTCCAGGGTCTCGTTTTTAAGGCGCAAGACCTGACAACACCGGAGAAAATCGTGGCGCTTTGCCTGATCTGGCACAGGAACCAAAAAACCGGGCGGTGTGACCCGGGACAGGCCAGGATTTGCATGGAAACTGGGCTAAAAGAGCGGGCGGTTCGTGAGGCAATCCACGGGCTTGTCGCCAAAAAGCTCCTCGTCGCCACCAGGACACAGAAGACGACGCGATACCAGTTTTGCGCGGCCTATGGTTCTCTTAATGGTTTACCGGCATTAAACGCCGGTCTGGACCGGCAGCAAACGCCGGTCGGAAAATCAACTCACTCGCGGCGCGCTGCCCCCAAAATGTTTTGGCGCAACCGCAACGACGACGGCACGCCGTGTGAATCCTATTTGGACGAGGCGTACAATGGGTGAGGCCAAACGAATCAAAGCAAAAAAACCCGTGTGGTCAACCCGGGCGAAGAACTCGCTTGAGGAGTGCGCCGAGGCGCTGCGGGCGTCTGGTGGGTTTATTACTCACGCGGCGCGGATGCTTGGCGTCGTGCCCGGGTCACTGAGCGTCAGGGTCAAAAATCACCCGGAACTCCAGGCGGTCATCGAAGAGGTGCGGGAGCGGCATCTTGACCTGGCCGAGAGTGCGCTGATGTCGAAGGTCGGCGACAAGGACCTGGGCGCTATCTGTTTTTACCTCAAGTGCCAGGGCAAGCAGCGCGGGTACATCGAGCGGCAGGACATCCATCAGAAGGTTGACGGGAAACTAGAGATCACATGGCAAGAATCGTAATCCCCTACACACCTCGCCCGCCGCAGCCGGAGATGCACGCGGGCATGGAGTCACGGCGCTGGGCTGTTATCGTCGCGCATCGGCGCATGGGAAAGACCGTCAGTGTGCTGAATCACATGCTCAAACGCGCCATCATGTGCGACAAGCGTGCGCCTTTCTACGCATACGTGGCACCTTTCTACCACCAGGCCAAGGCCGTCGCCTGGGACTACCTACTTCATTTCACCGGCCCGATACCGGGGCGCGAGGTGAACCGCTCGGAGCTGTCGGTGAAACTGCCCAACGGTGCGACGATCCGCCTGTTCGGCGCGGACAACCCGGACTCGCTGCGCGGCCTGTATTTCGACGGCGTGGTCATGGATGAGTTCGCGGACATGAAATCGGAGGCGTGGGATTCGGTTATCCGCCCCGCGCTGTCTGACCGCCAGGGATGGGCGGTGTTTATCGGTACGCCTCGCGGGCACAACAAATTTTACGAGATTTACCAAGCGGCGCTACGGGATTCGGCCTGGTTCACGGCGCTGTACCGCGTTGACCAGACCGGCGTGCTGCCCGAGGACGAGATCGAGGCGCTCAAGAAGCAAATGACCGACAGTCAGTTTCGGCAGGAATATCTGTGTGATTTCGACGTTTCCTCGTCCGACATCCTGATCCCGCTACAGCTCATCGACTCCGCTGTCGGGCGCGACGTGATCTACACACACGCCGAGAAGATCATGGGCGTGGATGTGGGCATGAGTTTGGGAGGCGACCCGTCCGCGATTGTCGTGCGCCAGGGCGGCAACATCATCCATCTGGAAGAGTTTCGCATGGACAACACCCTGGAGATCGCGGGGCGCGTCAAGGACCGCTACGGCGAGTACAAGCCGCAGGCGGTCTACGGTGACGTGATCGGCTGGGGCGCTGGCGTCATGCACACGCTCGCCGGGTGGGGGCTGCCGTCTGTCGGCATCAATGTGGCCGAGAGCGCCAGCGAGTCGGACAAGTTCAACCGCAAGCGCGACGAGTTGTGGTGGAAGGCCCGCGAGTTCTTCGCGGAAAAGCAGTGCAGCATCCGGGACACGCTGGAGCTGCGCCACAAGTTTATGGCCGAGCTTTCGACGCCCACATACGGGCGCACGACAACCGGCAAGATCAAGGTCGAGGGCAAGGACGAGATGAAGAAGCGTGAGGTCGCGTCTCCCAACCTCGCGGAGGCTTTCATTATGACGATGGCGCACGTCGAACCGCTGCGGAGCGAGGGATTCGCGTACTCGTGGACTGCTGACGACGGCCCCGGGAGGGTCATCACCTGATGGACTCCTACACTTGCGCCTGCGGCTACCAGGGCCAGGATGACCTTACCCGCCCCGTGACGTGCAAATCCTGCGGCGCGGTGCTGCGGATTGAGCGATATATGGGTGGCTTCCAGACTGTCGAGCGCAAGAACGAGAGCGGCGGCTGGACATTTATTGACATGGGCGACCCGACGAAACCACGGATGATTGTATGACGCCTGAAGAGAGGTTGACCGTTTTCGCGCTGATTGACCACGTCGGGGAAGAGTCCCCGGACCTGGAGATACCACTTGTTGCGCTCCCGAATCTAAAGACGAACGCCAACAAGCCGCACGCGATTTGGGGCGAAAAGCACATCACGGAGAAGGCCGATCGGTGGGCCGCCAGGGCGAGGGAGATTGCATATATGCAGACGTGGCGGGGCCGCATCACGAAAGAGATGATGAATCATGGCGACTCGTGGTCCGACCTTGAGGGCAGCACCATCACGGATTGGAACCTGGACGACACCGACGCCGCGTTTGAGTTTGATCCTGACGACGACGACATGCCGCAGCCTTTCGCCATCCCGTTTACGTTGTGGACAACGGAGCGCGTCTATTTTCCGGTGCATCGCCCTGACAAAGACGGCGGCATGTTTTGTGGGTCTGCCCCCCGTAATCCGAAGGAAGATGCCACGCTTATAAACCCCTACGAATAGCCTCCCACCCGCCTCACAACCCCTTCCAGGACGGCAGGGACAAGCACAGGACGTGCGAACATGGCAACTCGCCTCACGGACGAGCAGACGATAGCCCTGATACAGGGCGACATGGACACTGCGAAGAAATATCAAGAGCAGTTGTCCACCGAGCGCGAGCGGTTGTATCGCGTGTATCGCGCCGAGAAGTACGGGAACGAAAGCCCCAAATGGTCGCAGACCGTGCATTCGACGGCCATGACCGCCGTGGAGTGGCTGAAGCCCGGGCTTTTCGAAGTGTTCAGCGGCGATTTCTTCCAGATCAAGCCGGTTCCGAAGGAGGAGCGTCAGCCCGTCGTGCCCGACATGGCTACGTATGCCATGCAGCAGCAGGGCGCACCCGGGCAGATACCCGGGCAGTCACCCGGGAAGAAGGCGAAAGACCCGGCCGTCGAGAGCGCGGAGCGCATCCAGAAGTACATCCGGAAGAAACTCTACGGGCAGTTGGACGGCGACCAGATCGTGGAAGATTTCATCCACAACTGTCTGGTGAACCATTACGGCATCTTCAAGGTTTGCTACCGAGACGACTACGACGTGGAGACCGAGAAAGCGCCGATCATGTCTTACGACGATATGGCCGCGCTGCAAGAGTCCGACAAGTCGATCACGGAGATAAAGGGCGGCAAGGAAGTCGTCGAGTATGATCCGCTAACGCTGGCCCCGGTCTGGAGTGGAATTGAGGGCGCGACGATTGTCCGCAAGAAGCAAATCTACAACGGTTTTCACGTCGAAGTCATCCCGCCGTGGGAACTTTACTTCCTACCCGGCTACGATTCGCTCTCTAAATGCCCGTTCGTGGCACATGTCGTGCGCCGTGACCTGGACTACATCAAGCGCCAGGAGTTGGCCGGGGTGTACCGCAAGGGCACCTACGACAAGGTTAAGGAACGGATTGGCGAGAGACGCAGAGAGTTGCCGGAGACGGCGGGCGAACATCAGTCGCTGTACTCCGTTGACAACATGGAGACGCCGGATGCGATAGGCGACACGTCGTCGAGCGAGAAGCAGCGGCTGGCGGCCAACGAGGTTTGGCTCTGGGAATGCTACTGCAAACTGGACATGGACGGCGACGGGCTTTTGCAGCCGTACATTGTGACCGTGTGCGAGGATGTGGTGTTGCGGGAGCCGGTCGTCAACCCGTACGGCGGCGCACCGTTCGAACTTGGCTACATCCTGAAAGAGCCGCACAAGATTCTCGGACGCCCGATCCCGGCGCTTTTGGAAGACCGGCAGAAGGTCATGTCGAACCTTCTGCGCTTCATCCAGGACTCTGCCGCCCGCAGCACTTACGGCGGCTGGATGACATCGAGCCACCAGTCGAAACTGATGCTCCAGCGCATGGGGCCGGGAGACGTGGCCTGGACGCCGGATGTCAACCAGATCAAAGAGATACAGCCGAGCGCCCCGAGCCAGTTCATCTTTGAGGCGTTCAACCTGACAAAACAAGAGATTTCGGCAGAGTGCGGCGTCAACGAGAATATGCAGGGGCTGGACGATAACTCGCTGAACAAGACCGCCGCCGGGATGAACATGCGGATGACCGCCGGGATGCAGCGCCAGAAGCTCTACGCACGGCGCATCGCCAGGACGTTCAAGCGCGTGTTGCGCCGGATCATTGACATCATGCGGATGTGGCCGCCGCAGGACGACGTGGAGATGATCGGCGCGGACGTGATCGTTCGCCCCGAAGACCTACAGGGCCACTACGATATCGACATCGAGGTGGGCGTCGGGCCGCAGGACAGGGCCGAGCAGGCGCAGGCTCTGGAACAACTTGTGGTGTTTGGCTCGCAGGTCGGCATCCCCGAAGGGATGATGACAAGAGCAAAACTAGCCGCAGCGCAAAAAGCGAAATTTGACCGCATGGGCGTCGATGCCACGCCGTATTTTAACACCGAAGAAGAGATCGAGGCGAACGAGTCGCAGCAGGTGCAGATGCAACAGATGCAAGAGCAGCTCATGGGCATGCAGCAACAGATGGAACAGCTCATGAAGGACGGCCAGGCCGCGATGCAGCAGGCGCAGACGCTGGAGCAGGAGAATCAGACGCTGAAAAGCCAGCCGCCCGAGGATAAAAGCCTGGAAGTCGCGAAGCTACGCCTAGACGCCGAGCAGAGCGCCGCCGAGCTGGGTCTGAAAGCCGAGGTCGAACGGGCGAAGTTGGACCTGGAGCAGGCCAGGCTAGAGTTGGAGCGCATCAAACTGGGCCTGGAAGAGGAAAAGATCGAGATGGACGCGCAGAATCGCGCCGCCGAGATGCAGTTCCGGGCCATGCAGCCGCCGAAGGGGCAGGATTCGGGCGAAAAGAAGCCGGAGACGCCGCCGCGCCCGAGCAAGCGGAAAATCACGGTCATCCGCGACGGCCAGGGCCGCATTACGGGTGCCGAATCCATTGAAAACGCCGAAGAGCAGGAGATTACCGCATGAGCATGAGCAACACGACCGAAAACGCCGTCCTGAAAGCCGTCCTCCAGGGCACCGACCCCTCCTGGCGGGCCGGGGCCACGCAGTACCTCGCGCTTTTCACCGCTGACCCGGGCGAGGCTGGCAGCGTGTCCGCCGAGGCGGCCTATACGGGCTACGCTCGCGTCGCGCTGACCAAATCCTCAGCCTGGACCGATGGCGGCTCGACGTTCACCAACGCCGCGCTGATCCAGTTCGGCGCCTGTACGGCCTTGAGCGCCGCCATTACGCACTTTGCCGTCGTGGACACCTCCAGCGGGGCCGTGGGCATGCTTGTGAGTGGGGCTTTGTCCGCTACGCTGACGGTCTCCCAGGGCATACAGCCACAGTTTTCTGCCGGGGCTATATCGATTGGCGCTGATTAAATAGGACTACCTGTTATGCCGCAATTCAGACAGCGCCCGCTCAACGCTCCACCCTCGCTTGATGCGCTGGTGGATAGTGACCGCCTTCAGCCCGACGGCTCTTGCCCAATCGGCGAGGGTCTTTGTCTCGCCAAAACAGGAGATGAGCCTGTTGGTGCTTTTGTTGTTTGCCTGCTGCGATTCGCTGCCCCACCGGCAGTTTTCGGCAAAGTATCCCTGGTCGTTGTCTACCCTGTCGATGGAAAACCCCAACCCTGGACACGGCCCCATGTCCTCAAGGAACCTCTCGAACAACTGCCACCTATCGCACACAACGATGCCCCGGCCACCATATCGCGGGTATTTGTGGTTGTTGGGATTCTGGCACCGGGCTTTCATGTTCCGCCAAGCGTTATACGTTCTTGTCCCGTAGCCCCCGTTTGCGTGGCCGTGTGTGAGGCATCTGGCGATGGTCCCCTCTTTGTTGAAGCATCCACACGAAACAGACTTTCCCTTTGTGAGGCTATACTCGCAAACTTCCCTGACCTCTCCGCAGTCACACAGGCATATCCAATACCTGTGAGAGCCTTGTTTTTCACATGGCGAGAGAACCAACCAACGTCCAAACCTTTTGCCAGCGGAACAAGTTTTGCTTTCCATGAGGAGGAGTATATCCAATGTGTCATGTGACGTCAACCACGATTCGCCACGCTACCGGTGCGGACTAGGCCATGCCCGGATTCAACGCCGTTGACGAGATCACCCGCGCTCTTGAGGCCGGGAAGACGTGGACTTCCATGTGGCGACGTACTGCGCCCGCGTTATCGCAGTACAGTTTTATGGACATGTCCTACGGCGGCGGTGGGCCTCCCGCTAACTACTACGCCAGCGCACCGGGCGTGTGCAGGCGGCTGGCTGCGGAGGATGGGATTTATCACGGCCCCGAGGTCTCCCCGGCGAGGAAATACGTCAAGAGCATCTCGATGTCTGGCACCGCGACGAGCGCGGGGGTTGCGTACATCCTGCTCGACTACGAGATGTACGTCCCTTTCTTGGATGGCGACGAAACCGGCGTGCAGGCCATCTCGCAACTCGCTTATGCGCGGCACACGGGCGGCAACGGCGTCCGGCTCATGCTGGTCGGCCAGGGCGCTGGCACGGGAAACGCCTACTTCACGGTCACCTACACCAACCAGTACGGCATGGAGCGGGTTTCACCGCGCAACCTGGCGGGATTTTCTCTCGTGCCTGGGTCGGTGCTTTGCTCCTACAGCTCGTCGGCTGGCCTGGATGACCCGTTCATCAAGTTACACCCTGGCGACTACCCGGCGACGGTGACGGGCATCCAGTTGGAGTCGGCGGTGGGCGGCGTATTTGCGCTGGTGTGGGTTGCCCCCGTACTGCATATCCCGACGGTGTACCCACACGCGAACTCATGGGCGACGGGAACGCCGTCCTACAACGCCGTCCAGGCCGTTAACGAGGTCGATTTCACTCTCGAGAAAGGCTTTCTATCGCAGGTTGGCGACGGCGCATATCTGAATTTTATTGCACGCGGAACGTCTGCCACCACGCCATTGAGCGCGGCAGAACTCACTTTCGTCTGGTCATAAAGGGGAGAAGATATGGCAGGTTTCAGTTCCATTGACGATTTCGTTTCCGAAGTCACCACACAGGGCAAAATGTGGCGTCAGGATTTCGCCCGCGTGACAAACGGCGCTGCACAGGCCGCGTCTGTCTGGTACAGCCTCCTGCCCGCTGGCGGCACTCCCCCCGCGTTTCTTTTTGGCGGCACGAGCAAGACCGCCGTCGCCATGACCTCCTCGCCGGTGAGCGTCACCACGGGCACAGCCACCGCCGCCAACGCGACGATTTCGACCACGCAGACCTCCGGGCTTGCCATCGGGATGCTCGTGACAGGCTCGGCTGGCACGGTTACGATCCCGGCGAACGCCTACATAACCGCCATCAGCGCGGGGACATCGTTCACGATCTCGGCCGTCACGGGCGGCTCCAGCACCGGCACTCCGACGCTGACCTGCGCTTTCCCGACCATCTGGCACGGCGGCGACGTATCCAGCGACCAGAAGCATCTCGTCAACCTGGGCGCGGCTGTGACCGCTGCCGCCTACGGCCCTTCCTGGCTGATGCTCATGGACTATCTGCTCTACTACCCGATTTCGGGCGCTGATTTAACGGGCACCACGCAGCGGACGCTGACCAACACCATCACGCTGCCCCGCTACACCACGGGAGCAGGCGTCCGGGCGTTTTTCGTCTCCACCGTCGCCCCGCTGACCGGCGGCCCGAACCTGACCGAGTTCACCTACACTAACCAGGCCGGGACAGGCTCCCGCGTCTGCCCGATCATCACGCTTGGCATGAACGCCACTCCCCCGGCCGGGCAGATACCGCACACGGCTGCGGGCGCGAACAAGCTCAATTTCGTCCCGCTGGCGAACGGCGACACGGGCATCCGCTCCGTGCAGTCGTTCACGTTCAGCGGCGGCACGGCCTACACCGGCTCCGGACAGTTCGCGCTGGTGCTGGCCCGCCCGATTGCCTCCATCCCGATCCCGGCGGCTGGCGTCGCGAGTGAACGCAATCTGATGTTCCAGATGCCGTCGCTCCCGCGCATTTACGACGGCGCGTGCCTTGACTTCCTAATGTACGCGGGCGGCGCGACCACGGCGGCCACGAGCCTATACGGGTATCTTGAGACGGCCTGGGGTTAATCCATGCTGATCGCAAACGGCAACTACCTCCGCACCGCGCAGACCCTGGACACGGGTTTCACGGCCTTCGACCCGCACCGTCTCAACGGCGACGGCCTCGCGGCCTACACCGGGTGGGCGGGCGTCCGGCGGCAGTCGGCTGTGCCGGTGGGCTACGGCATGCGGAGCTTCATCCCGCCGATCACGGGCGGCGACCTGTGCGGGCGCGTTTTCGACAACGCACTCACGGCCACCGCCAGCGGACTGATGGGCGTCCCGATCACGGGCACGGCAGCTATTAGCATCACCCTGGCGGACGCTACGGGCGCGTTGGTGACGTTCGGCGAGGGCGAGGCGACCATAGATGTCCTGGCCGAGTCCGCGACGCTCACCGCCTCCATACAGGGCGAGGGCGATGCCACCGTGGAGCTGTCGGCGTCCGGAACCATCGGGGCCAAAGCGAGCATCGAGGGCACGTCAGCGTTTTCCCTCGCCCCCGGGACAGCGGTTGCGCTGCCGAGTGACGACGATTCGCCGCTGCGCACCGGAACCGCATCATTCTCGCTCACCGGCTCGCTGACGCCCTACGCCAAAGGGCACATGACCGGGGCAGCTCTGCCCTACACCGAGCTTTCGCCTGCGTCGCTGGCTGACGCGGTGTGGACGGCGCTTGCCGACCAGTACACCGGCACCGGTACGATGGGCGAGAAAGTCAACGCGGCCGGAACCGCCGGTGACCCGTGGACCGGAGAAATATCCGCTGGCCTGTCGGCGCAGGCTGCTATGCAGACAATCCTGGCTGTGCTGGCGGGCAAAGCCACGGGCGGCGGGTCCGGGACGATCACGTTTCGCGACCTGGATGACACCCGCGACGCGGTGGTGCTGACCGTGGACGCTACCGGCAACCGGAGCGCCGTCGAGGTCAACTGATGACGATCATTTACGGGCAGTTCCCGCAGCGGGCGATACCGGAAGGGGCGCTTCCGGAGAGGGCCACGGTGGGCCAGGTTGTGAGCCTGGATGCAGTCCGTAAGCGCGGCGGCGTCGTATCGAAGGCGAAGAAGCCGAAAAAGACCATCGTCACGGTGGTCCAGGACGCGCCGAAGGTCGAAGTCCCGCAGGTTGCCCTGCCGCAGACTTTAACGAAACCGAAAGCGGTTAAGGAGATCTTTAACCCTGCGCCGCAGGACGATTTCCGCTGGGTGCTGGATTCGGAGCCGTTCGCCATGGCGATGGGGGCCATAGCCGCCGCACCGAAACCACGAAAGCAGCCCGTCCGTACAGAGTTTTTCACCGACGATGAGGAAGAGGCGCTGCACCTTATAATGCTTTTAGCCGCGTGAGGGACTGATGACCGATGAAGCCGAGCTGATCCGCCGCGCCGAGATAGGCCGCCGTGTGGGCGCGCTTATCGCCTGCCAGGAGGTCGCCGACGTGTATGAGCAATCCCGCGTCGCGATCCTGGAGCAGCTCCGCACGATCGACCCCCGGGACCGCGACGGGATGATGATTCTGCGGGCCATGTATGACGGTGTGGGGCGTTTCTGGGGCGCGCTGGAGGGGCTGCGCGACCTGGGCCAGGATGCCGAGCAGGAGGCCGCTCACGGTGAGTCACACGACACGGGGAGGGTCATCTCATGAGGATGATGCTTTTGGGGGGGAAGAAGAAGCCGCCGCCAGATGAACTTGCCGGGCTGCGGGAGCGGGTGAGGGATTTGGAAGTCATCGTGTTGCACCTGGCCGGAAAACTTGGCGTGAATATTTTAGAGGAGACGAAAAATGGGAGCAGTTAAAGGGCGCATCGTGAACGGGAAAACGGATCTCCGGTTCCCGCTGGCTGACTCAATTAGCGAGCTGACGTTCGACTCGCCGCCGCTGACCACCTCGGGCATCGGCGCGAAAGGCGGACCTGCGGTGGCATCTGTCACGGAGTACGGTGACGGCATCATCCACAAAACCGTGCTGACGCTGACCGCGATGGGCGTGACGCTGGGCGACACCGCTGGCACCGGCCAGTATGGCGGTGTCAAAGTCTACGACATGCCCGCCGGGAATAACATCTTTCTCGGGGCCGTGCTGGACGCCAACATTACGCTCGTGGGTGCCGAGTGGACCGACACCGCCGAGGGCGACATCGGCGTGGGGACCGTTGTGGTCAACGACGGGGCCGCGATGACCGGAACCGAGGTCAACATCATCCCTTCGACGGCCATCCCGGCCATGACCGCGCAGACCGGAACTTGTAACGCCGGGAACGCCGCCGCTGCCGTGATCGCAGCCGCCGGAACCACCGACACCTCCGTTTATGTCAACGTCCGTATCGACGACGCCGCCGCGCATATCGCCGCTACCGGCACGATTACCGGCACGCTCACCCTCACCTGGATCAACGCCGGAGACTTCTAAACCGCAAGCCCGGAGCAACCCCGATCACCGGGGACTCCACATATAGCATGGTCTCCAGGATGGAGACAATGGACAGGAGGTCCAACCATGTCAGATTTCGAAACGTCTGCGGCCCCGGACACCGGGCACGCCGCGACGCTCCCCCCGCCGGAATCCACGCCCGTGGAACAATCGGCCCCCGTCGATGCTTTCGAGGCGATGATGGACAAGGCTTCCGCCGCCATGGCTGGCGAGGATCGGCCCGAGTCTGCCCCGCAGACCACCGCGCCCGACCCCGAGCCGCCGAAGGCCGAGGAACCCCCCGCGCCCGCCCCGGAACGCATGCACAAGCTCAAGGTTGGTGGCGAGGAACGCGAGTTGAGCGAGTCGGACGTTTTGCAGTTGGCGTCGATGGGCGCTGACTACACACGCAAGACGCAAGAACTCGCCCGGGATCGCGACAGGCTGGCGGGCTACAAGGCACTGATGGATCGGATGGAAACTGACCCGGCTTTCCGGTCGCATGTTTTCCAGTTTGAAATCCCGCCTACCCAGCCCGCCGAGTCCCCGCATCCGCCCACCGACCCGATTGAGCGTCTTAAATGGGAGGCGGTGCAGCAGGCAAAAGCCGAGATGATGCGCGAGATGGCCCCGCTTGCGGAGCAAATCCCCGTCATCCAGGCCATGCAGCGTATCGAGTCCACCAAGGCATCGATCAGGCAAGACCCGGCGGCCCCGCAGGTGCTTGAGGCCATGCGGGCCTATGTCGAGGCACAGCCGGAGAGGTTTCGGGCTGGGTTGTTCCAGGAGCTGGACACCAACCCGGAAGCTTTCCTGGATGTCTACCAGGATGTGAAGGGTCGCCTGGTCGCCTACGCCGCGAAGAAATCCGCCACCGCACCCACGTCGACACAGAAACCAGCAGCCCCCGCGCCGCAGTTGGAATCGAGCGGTACGCCCGCTCCAGCACGCACAACGGGGGACGAGAACCTTCGCACACTACGCAAACAAGTCAAAGCAGGCACCGCCGGAACGGACGCAATCGAGAGGCTTCTGGAGTACTCGGGGGCGTTCAAGCGGATGGGTGCCTAGCCGCCAGGAAGGCGGCCTAAAGGCCACGGAGGGCCGAAACTATGTCTGACATTTTGACCAGCACTTACAGCAACCAGTCCACCGGCGTGCGCGAGATGTCCGCGACCATCTTCGAGGATGTTGAGGGCACCATTCAGAACATCACCCCGCACGTCACCCCTTTCATCTCCAGCATCGGCAAGGGCAAGGCCACCAACACCTACCACGAGTGGCTTGAGGACGAACTGACCACGCCGTCGTCTTTGGCCGGTGTGCTGGAAGGCGCTGACGCCACCTCAGCCGCTAAGACCCCGCCTAACCGCCTGGGCAACTACACCCAGATCATCGAGGACACCTTTATGGTGTCCGGCTCGATGGAGGCCGTGAATACCATCGGGCGTCAGAGCCACGCCAAGTACCTGCTGTCCAAGTCGCTGAAAGAGTTGAACATGAAGATGGAATACATCTGCATCAACTCTACCACCAACAACGCCGGGGCTGGCGCTACCGCCCGCACTACCAAGGGCATGTCCGGCTTCGTGACCACCAACGACTCGTCCTGGTCCAGCTACGCTGAGACCAACGACTTCAGCGAAGCCAAGTTGATGGCGATGGCCGAGGATGCCTACGGAAACGGCGGCGAGCCGAATACGCTACTCCTGGGACCGGCGCAGGCCCGCAAGATCGCCGACTGGGACCAGAACAGCCGCATTACCGTCAACACCAACGCCTCCGAAAAGACACTGGTCATGGCCGTCATGATCCTGGAGACCCCCTTCGGGCGCATCAAGGTCACGATCGACCGCTACATCGCCGTGGTTCCTGACGGCGGGCACGACTACAACAGCATCTTCTTGTACGACCCGACCAAGATGAGCATCGCCAGCCTGCGGCCCGTGAAGACCACGCAGCTCGCCAAGACCGGCGACTCCGAGAAGTACCAGAGCCTGGGCGAGTTCGCTTTCGTCTGCCACAACGAAAAGGCGCACGCCAAGTGCCTCAAGAACGCCACCGACGCCTCCTAAACACCAACGCCAGGGGCCGTTCCACGAGGGGCGGCCCCGCCCACAAGAGATATGATCCAGCAAGAAATAAAAGTCCAGGATCGCGGTTGCGGCGAGGTGGTGGTGTCGAGTCATATCACGCAGAAGAACGACGCGCTTTTGTTGTTTAACAAATGGCGGCGTAGCCTGCCGCCCGAAGAGCGGAAGAAGCTCAAGCATGTGAAAATTTTAGGGTTCTATCCGCAGTACGCGCCCACGGGCATGTTTCAGGAGAACGTGGCGACGATCCACATGGACCCGGACCAGCTCGACTACATGATTCGCGAAGCCCCCGAGTTCCGGGCGCAGGATGACCCGCTGGCCCCCGGGCCGAAGCTCACCGTCCATGCCTAGACCGCCCCGCGTCCTGTGCATCGTCGGCTCGTCGCCCGAGCGGTGGGACGACTACGAGGAGTTCAAGAGCCTGGGCGTCCCGCATGATGTGTGCTGCATCAATCAGGCGGGCATCGGGTTCCCGGGCGACTTCGATGTCTGGTATTCGTACCACTCTACGGAATTACGGGAATGGGCGAAAGAGCGGCCAGATGTCACCGCCACGCTGATGACCATCGGGAAGAACCAGGACGGCGTGAAATGGTGGAAGATGCACGAAAAGCGCGGATCCTCGTCCATGCAGGCCGTCAGGGTCGCGAAGCGGTGGCTTGGCTACGACAAGGTTGTCTTGTGCGGCGTCGCGCTGTCTGAACCGTACCGGCGGCGATTCTTCCGGCACTGGGCGGAGTCTTACGGGGAGTTGATCCATTACGTCAGATCCATGAGCGGCGCAACGAAAGACCTGTTCGGGCCGCCTACGATAGGATGGTTAGGGGGGCACGATGACGATTGCTGAACTGATTGCGGATATCCGGATCGAGTTGACCGACAAGGAGTCGAGCCGCTGGACGGACGCCGACTTGCTGTCGTTCACCAAGAAAGCGGCCAGACGGCTGCAACACATTTTGTTCCGCAACGACATCCAGGTGGGCAAGGCGCTGACCTCCATCTCCGTCGAAAGCGGCGTGTCGGCGTATGCGCTGCCCGTGGATTTCGCCACCGACATCGGGCTTTACCGGGACGACGGGTTGAAGCTTGAAAAGTTGACCGATGACCGCTATTTCGGGGCCACCAGCGGCAGCGAGTGCGTTGCCTATTACCTCCTGGGCGATCAGGTGCGCCTCTACGCCGCGCCGTCTGGTGCCCGCACGTTGTCGCTGCTCTATTGGCCGCGTGTTGACGTAGCGACCTCGCAGGACACGCCCGCGAGCGAGTGGACAGACGACGGCGTGACCACCTGGCAGCCGTGGGGTTCGGCCTGGACCACCGCTTCGGATACGCCGTATGGAGGCAGGTTCGACGATCTCCTTGGCGGATACGTCATTTTCGCGTGCAAGAACGCTGACGAAATGAACGTGGACGAGGAAAAGGCGATGCTGGCCGACATGGAAAACAACGTGCTTTCGACCTACGGCACCGTCGCGCCGACTATCGTGCGGCAAAGGGGGTGGCTGCCGTGAGCGATGAATATACCGCGAAATACGCCAACATCCCCAACGTCACGCCGGGGATTATGGATGCACTTCTGGGCGAGTATAACACGTTGAAACCGTGGCTCACGGGCGAAGAAAGAAAACGGGTTTTACCGCAAGACATGCACGCCTGGGCAAGAAACGAACTACCCGGCATCCTGGATGGGTCTCGGAATGAAGCCGGGCCGATGGAGCAGTGGGCCGCCGACTTGGCGATAGGGGCGATGGCTGGTGGTCCGGGCCTCAAGCCCCCAAAAAAGTTGGCTGGCCTCTTGGGAAAAGAAAAGGGGCTTCTTGTTGGTGATCCGGCATACAAGGAGATGAAGCAGGCCGACCTAGAGTCCGCGCTAGATTTCCTTCGTCGCAAAAACGAGAAGAAAAGCCTCCCCCGCGAATCAGGCACGGGCGGCATCCGCGACGAGATAGCGCGGAGGCATGCTGTCGAGGATTTGGGGCTGCCGGAGAATCACATAGCGGCGGACAGGGCGGCGGCGTTTCGCGAACGGGTCACTCCCGTCCCGTTATATCATGGAACAAGTAATGACTTTGGCAGTTTTGACCCCAAGCTATCCGGGAAAACATCTGGGACTGCGCTCCCTGGGGTGTCTACCGCTGAAAACCCTAACATCGCAGATATGTTCGCTAATTTTAGCGCAGGGGCGGAAATGCGTGACGCGGAAGGCATTGAAAATGTTATAGGAACCGCCCCGTATGATATGACATCATCTCCTCAACCGTTATTTCTCGACCCGCAGACAGGGAATGCAGTTTTCGATGGCACTCGAGTTCTTCCGTTGACAGCGACCTATAATCGAGCAGCTCAATTTTCTCTGCCTGCCAGGCCGAATCCTTTTCAGATTTCAGGCACAATTCGTCATGCATTTGATGGCCCCCATGATCTTGCGATTATGGACAACTATAACACTATGCCCGGGATCAATCAAGAAAAAATCGTTGTTCTCAAAGACCCGTCACAGCTACGTTCCCGTTTCGCCGCCTTCGACCCTCGCCGCCGGAATGAATCTGACTTGCTGGCGGGCATGGTCCCCGCTGGCCTTTTAGGTGCTAGCCTGGCCTCCGACGACGCACAGTCTGGCGGGCTCATGCAATCCCTCGCCTCGCAGGCTCAAGACCCGTCCAACACGCTCGTGGCGCACATCATGCCTTCCGAGGCCGACGCGCTCAAGCGCAAAAACGGCGGCGGCAGCATCAACCCGGTGACGGGGCTGCCCGAGTTCTGGTCTGACGGCGGCGGCAGCGAGGACGGCGACAGCTACGGCGGCGGGCGCAGGGGCGGCAATGCCGGGTTCTCCGACACCTCCGAAGGATCTTCATGGGGCGGCGGGGACGGTGGATGGGGTGGCGGCTGGAGTGATTCGCTTGGCGACATAGGCCGCTCCGTGGGCGAATCGATGGGGTCATGGCGCGACGGCATCAGCAACACAGACGCGACCAGGGCGAAAGAGGCGCGTGCCGACATGCTGTCCGGCCCGGAGTCGCTGACCGACACCGTGAACCGGGCCGCCATGGGCGAGATCATGTCCGACGATCAGGCTCGGCAGCAACGCGCCACGTCGCAATGGGGCGGCGCGAAGGAGTTCCGTGACTTCCCCGGCCAGTCGTGGGGCCAAAAGACTTGGGACAAGATGACGCGGATGGACAACGTCGTCGGCGGGCTTTTCGGCCTGGCCGGATCGCTGACCGGCATCCCCGGGGCCGGGTTCCTGGGGTCGAAGTTGGGCGGCTATATCGCCAAGGATTGGACCCCGGCGTCAACCGTCGCGAACCTGGACCGCACCAAGGGATATGTGAGCGCAGGATACCCGGGCATGAACGGCCCGCTGGAGTCTGCGGCGGTCACGGGAATGGGCGGCTACGGCAAACGTGCGGGCGACTTCTCCGGGATGATGGATAACGACAGCGAACGCCTTGGGCGCAGCTCCGACTACATCCCTCCTCCCGAGCAGAAGCAGGAGACGCCCGAGGAGAAGAAGAAGCGCGAGGACGGAGAAAAGAAGAAGCTCGAAGAGCAGATGAAGATGATGCAAGAGCTTTTCGGCCTACCCGAAGCCAAGGAGGGCGACGGTGAAGAAACAGGACAGCAAACGGCAACCATCCCGCAAGCCTCCACGCCCGGGTGGTCTTATGACGGCCTTGGCTTCTTTGGCCTCTCGCCCCGACCTTGACACCATGGTGGCCCACATCTCGCCCGAGGACGCGGAGTTTCTTCTGCGTCGCGGTGGCGCGGGCCAGGGGAATCCCCGCACAGGCATGCCGCAATTCTGGAGTGACGGCGGCGGCGACGACTCCGATAGCCGGGGCGGTGAACGCCGGGGCGGTAGGTCTGACGGCATATCCGACACCGAGCGCGGCACCAGGGACAGCCTATCCCGTGGCGTATCGAACGTGGATGCCACCAGGGCCGCACAGTCCACGGGCTACGGCAACATGCGCGACGCGATGTCTCGCGGCTACGGGCTTACGTCCGACGCTCTGGCGGACGCCCGGGGCTGGGGCATGTCTGTGGGCGACACAATCAGCAAGGTCGGCGGCGGCTACGGCTACGGCGCTGACCCGGCGGGCATGGCGGGATTCAAGTCGAACGCGCAGGCCGGGTTCGCCAACTCGCTTTTTGGCGGATCTCCGCAGCAGTCAACCGACCTCGCTGCCGCCTCGCCGGGGCTGATGTCGGCCATGAGTTCGCAGCAGCAATACGGCGCGCCGAAAATGGCCGCTTCGCCGCTAGCGCAGCCGCAGATGAAAGCCGCGATCCCGCAGCAGACGCCGACCACCACGTTTCGCGCGAACTATCCGCAGCAGACCAACAACCCCTTCGGCATCATGAACCCCAAGACAGGCACGCTCGCAAGCTACGCCACCCCCAAAGCTGCTGACTTAGCCTTTGAGGGCGTGTTGCAAAACAAGCGGTACGCCGGGAAACCGATTGACAGCGTGGTCCGCACCTACGTCGGGAAAGTCGATCCAACCGCGCAGGAAACCTACGTTAAGAACGTGGAGAAATGGACCGGAATGCCGCGAGACACCACGTTTGACCCGTCGAATCCGGCGCACATGTCCGCCATGAAATCGGCAATCATGCGCCAGGAGAGCGGCGGCGACTACGGTGCCTGGTCCGGGGGGCTGCGGTAATGGGCCGCAAGGGCAGCAAGCACGCCTCCGTGGTCACTCTTTCCGGCGGCATCCCGTCCGGCGTCGATTATTCTTCTGCGCCGACAGCGGTGCCTGCCGGGTATGCCATGGACATGCGGAACATGGTTTACCTGGACCAGGGAACCGCGCCTGTCACTCGCCCGGGCACCACAAGCGTCGTGTTCGACGGCTATGAGGAGGGCGACCAGATAGATGCGCTGTACGTCTGGGAGAAAGACGCCAGCACCTCCTACGTCGTCGTCGCGCAGGGCGGCACGCTGTCGTATCTGGACGACGGGGCGCTCGTGACCATCGGCACACTAACGACAGGCGTCGTGCCGTGTTTCGCCAACTTCAACCAGCGGCTTATCATCGCGGACAACGCAGCGGGGGGCTTACGGTATTGGGACGGCACCGACTACGATTTCCTGGACGATTCGCCCACGCATCCGACGGTGTGCATCTCACACGCCTCGCGGTTGTGGTGCAACTCCATGGCAAGCGGCAATACCGATTTGGTATACGCCAGCGCAGCCGAGGACGAGGAGGAATGGGCCATTTCATACGGGGCCGAATCCATCCCCACCGAGTACGGCACGGGCCTGTGGGTTGCCGCGCTGGAGTCGTTCGGGTCTGACCTCGTGGTGTTCAAATATGGGACGGCTGGCGGGCGGCAGGTTTTTCGCATCAACACCGCCGGGGACAGCGACACCTGGAGCGGCGTCCTCGTCTCAAACCGGGCCGGGGCGGTCAACCATGCTTCTGTCGCGACAATCGGCACGGATGTGATGTTTGCCGACAGCGACGGCATCAAATTGCTGTCCGGCACCGACGCATACGGCGACTTCTCGGTCAACTCCGCTATCGGGCTGCGGATCATGCCGAATCTTGGCGGCGCTGTCAGGTCCATGACGCAGTTTTCTCCGTGGGCCGGGCTTTTGATGCTCGTGACCGGCAGCCCCACGGCCTACGTTTTCTTCCCTCACAATGGCGCGTGGTGCCCCGTATCGTTCGCCTGCGGAACGATCACGGCGGCGTGTTCCGACTCGACAGACATTTACCTTGGCGACGCTGACGGGCGAATCTGGAAAATCGCGGACATCCCCACCGATGGGTACATAACGGGCGCGTTGGCCGTGGGCGCGGCAGACATCGCGTCGCACATCCAGACGCCGCTAAAAGCAGACTCGCACGGGATGATCCTGCGGCGGGCCGATGTGCTGATGGATATCCTGGCGGCTGGCGCGGGCACCGTGTCTGTCGTCGGATCGGACCTCGTGAACGCCGTGCAGATCGCGGAATGGGCGTCCGGTGAGCTTGACCCGCTGATATACGGAAACCAGGACTACATTTTCGGCAACAATGACCTGATTTTCTCGACAACCGAAGCGCATGTCAGATCGTTTTCACGGTATCGGGCGCGGTCCATCTCCATGAAAATCGCAGCCAACAGCGGGAGATTCCGCGTCAACCAGATCAATTTCGAGGTCGCGCAAGTCGCGGCGTAGGGGGGGGGACATGGCACAGACCGCAGGATACAACTATACTTCGCCCGGGCAGTACAAGGGTTTGATGGGCGGCGACTACACCGCACTCCAGGGCGCTTTGCAGCAGCCGGGCGAGACTGCCGCGAACCGGGCTTATCAGCAGGGCACCGCGAAACTTGGCAACACGTTCGGTGGCCGTGGCCTGTACGGATCGTCCATGCACGCCAAGCAGGCGCAGAACATGACGCAGCAATGGGGCGACACTCTGGCAGGAAACGCCTCCAATGCCGTCACGCAGCGCTACAACCTAGAAAACCAGGACTTGCAGAACCAGAACAACTACGGCCTCAAGACAACCGCGCTCGAAAACGCCAACGAGATGGGCTACAACCAGTTGACCTACCAGAAAGAACGCGACGCGCTTGACCGCTACATGCAGTCTTTCCAGATGATGCAGAACGGTATGCTGCGGAGCAACAGCGGCGGCGGCGACAGCGGCGGATTCAATTGGGGGGGCTTAATGGGTGGCCTCGGCTCGCTTGGCGGCGGCCTTCTGTCGAGCCTGTAAGGGAGGCAAAATGAGATACGGAAACGACGCGGGAAGCATCATCGGGGGGCTTTTGTCTGGCTTCTCCGGCACATATTTCCCCATGCGCGAAGCGAACGAACGCCGCGACCTCCAGCGAGAGCGCATGGAGCTTGACCGCCAGCAGAACGAGGCGCTGATGGGCATGCGGCGGCAGGAGGCTCAGGGGATAGCCGCTGAACGCGCCGCGAAACTCCAGGAGATGGCGCAAGAGCAGGCGTGGGCCGACAACTTCATGGGCAGCGGGGGCCAGACCCCCCAAGTGACCCCCCAAGTCGGTGCCGATTGGCTGACGCAGGCGGTCCCGGGCGGCAGGGTTTCGAGCGAGTTCGGGCCGCGCACGCCTCCGATGCCCGGCGCATCGAGCAACCACCAGGGGATCGATGTGGCCGCGCCAGCCTGGACGCCGATTCGTGCGCCGATGGGCGGCAACTTCTCCTACGGCCAAGACCCCAAGTTGGGCAACAACGTCACCGTGGACGACGGCCAGGGCGGCCAGATGCGTTTCGGGCACCTGATGGATTTCGGCGACGTGAACCGCAGCCAGGTCAACCCCGGCGACGTGCTGGGCTACGTCGGGCAGTCCGGCCTGGCGACAGGCCCGCACGCGCACATCGCCACCTCTCGCGGCGGCCAGCCTGTTAACCCCCGCGAATTTGCTACGGGGCCGGTGGGCGCACAGTACGCGCAGGCCGGGCCACGGGTCATGTCGGACGCCTCCGGGGGCACCACCAGCCCCGTACAGCGTTTTATCTCGCTCCCTGCCGACCAAGCCGCCATGGAAATCGCCCGCGCGCCGAAAGGGCGTCGCGATATGCTCGAAGGCATGTGGAAGATGGCGAACGAGAAGAAAGACGCGCCGTCGTTCCAGGTCATCAAAGGCGGCGACGGCAGACAGTACCGATTCGACCCCAAGACGGGCCAGGCCGCACCGATTGAAGGCATCCCGGGAGAGAATGGCGGCGGGAAGCCGGACGAAGAGAAGTCACGGCACCTGCGTGATAAGTTCATCACGGAGTCCAAGCCGTTCGTTGATTCCAAGTCGGCCTACAACCGAATCCTCTCCGCTGGCGCGTCAAATACGGCCGCTGGCGATATGTCTTTGATTTTCAGCTACATGAAAATGCTTGATCCCGGGTCCACCGTTCGCGAGGGCGAATATGCTTCCGCCGAGGACACGCGCAGTTTCCCCGATTCTGTGCGGGCGATGTTCAACAAGACCGTCAGCGGCGAAAAGTTGACGGTGAAGCAGCGGAAAGAGTTTTTGCAACAGGCCAAAAAGGTTTACGGGCGCGACAGGTCAACCCACGATCAGCGGGTCAAAGAGTACGAACGCTGGGCAGATACGTTCGGCATGCCGCGTGGTTCCGTTATCCAAGATTTGACGGCAGACATCGACCAGTACGAGCAGAGCCAGCCGATCCAGGATATTTTCAACTCCCCCGACGTTCCGATGGATGCCGTATCGGCCCATGACGGGACGCCGAAGAACCTCAATGAGTTGACCACCGAGCAACTTCTGCAAATGCGTAGGGGGGGCCGCTGATGGACGACAAAACCATGCAGATGGCAATCCAGCGGGAACTCTACCGGCGCGGCGCGCTGCCCATTGAAGAGATGATTGCGACAAGCGAACTTATCAAGCGCGGCGATATGCCGCCCGTCGAGGGGCTGGGGGCCATGGAGACCGTAGACCAGGCGATACGCAACGCGCCAGGCAGCGCTTGGAACGCCGCCAAGACCGTGGCGACGCCGTTTCTCCATCCGCTCGACACCGCCGCAGCCATGGGCAAAACAGCCGCCGGGGCCGCGCAGCTCGCCACCGATTCCAACCTGGGCATGGACGACTACCGGACCAGCGCCCGCGCCGTGGGCGACATGTACGGCGAGCGGTACGGCGGGTGGGACAACCTCAAGCGCACCATAGCGGGCGACCCCGTGGGCGCTTCGCTTGACGTGACCGGGGCGTTATCTGGCGGCGGCGCAGTCCTCAAGGGGGCCGGGGCCGTCGGGCGCGTGGGCGCACTCTCCCGTGCTGGCGGGGCGCTGGCGAAGGCCGCCGAGTTCACGGACCCGGTTGCGGGTATCGCGAAGTTGCCGCTGGCGATTCGTGGCCCGTGGTCTGGCGAGTCACTGGCCGAGAAGATTTACGGCGGCGTGTTGAAGCCGTCCACCGTGATCGACCTGAAAAGCGGGAAATCGACGAGGCGCGGCGTCATCAGGACCGGCCTTGACGAGCGTATCCCTATCTCGCCGGGCGGGTCTGCAAAACTGGCGAAAATCATGAAGGGGATCGACAAGGAGGTCACCGACCTGCTTGAGGGTAATCCCGCGACGATCCCGGCGGAAGAGATCGCCAACAACGCCCACGCCAGGGCCATGGGGACGGCGCATCTCAAGGAAAACCCGTCTGCGTTTATGGCCCAAGCGGACAACTACCGAGATCAATTCCTGACCGACCCGCTCATCCCGGACAACATCCCCGTCAGCGACGCGAACCTGATGCGGCGCGAGGTTGACAAACTCATCAACTATGATCGCAAGCAATTCAAGGCTACGCCGACAAAAGAGGCATTACGGGAAGCGCGGGCCAACGAACTGCGGGGGGCGGTGGCCGAAGCCGTGCCCGAGGTGCAGCCGCTGCATGACCGATGGAGTCAACTCATCCCCCTGCAAAAAGAATTGACCAGGGGCGTTTCCCGCACGTCGAACAACAACCTCCTCGGTCTGCGCGGGACAATCGCCGCGTCGAACTCGTCGCACCCTGCCGCCACGCTGGCGGGGGCCATTCTGTGGGGCCGCCCGTGGGTGCAATCGAAAGTCGCGTTTTGGCTGGACGATCTCGCCAAGAAGGGTCAGTTGCCGCTGGCCGGTGGCCCCGGGCGTAGGAATCTGCCGTACGTCGGCGGGCTGATGGAGCAGGCGAACGAGAATCTGATTCAGGAATAGCCGCAACCCCCACCAGGACGGCGGGGCATCGCACAAGGACAGTGCATGGCAACTTACACACGGGCGAATCCGCTTGTTTTGACCGCCACGGGCGACAGAATCCAGGGCGGAATCGGCAAGCTCGAAACTGACCTCACGAGCGCATACGCTCACCTCACCACCGAATCAAACCGCGTGGACACGCTTTCCGCTGCGCTCACCGGCTGCGAGCCGATAGACGTGGCGCAGGCGACGCGCGAGGACGTTTTGTTGACGCCCTTGGCCGCCGCCGCGCTGCGGGGGCATGGCGAGTGTCGGCTGACGAAGTCGAGTTCGGACCTGAAACTTGAGCGAGTTGGATTGGGCCGGGTGCTGGTCGATGATGTGATGGTGCAAATCCCCGTCGCGGGCGTCACCAAGTCCACCTCTGGCCTATCCGAAAACACCACTTACTACATCTACCTCCAGAGCGACGGCGCGGACGAGTACACGCTGTCGCTGCTTCCGAGCGCCACAGGGTATGTGCAGGACGCCACCACGGGAATTATGGTCATGTCGGGAGACGCCACCAAGACGTTGGTCGGCATGGCTCGCACCGTCACCGGCCCGGCCTGGGCGGAATCGGCCACGCAGCGGCTCGTGCTGTCCTACTTCAACCCCGCGTCGCGCACCGTGGCGGCTACGCTTGGCGATGAAGTCGAAGTCACCGCCACGGACTACGAGGATTTGCTGCCCGGCGACAACATAGAGATTCTGTGTTGGGGCGGTGAAACGATCATCGCGCAGCTTGCCGCCACCTACGAAATCGGCAGCGGCCTGACCTACGGCTACGCCTCCATCGGCGTGGACGGCACATCGATCCTGGATCTTGTGTCGCCCACGTCCGGCGGCACCATCGGGGCCATGGTGAGCCTGTCCGGATTCGCGCTGTCGTCTCTCACGGCTGGCTACCACTACGTCACAATCATGGGGAAAGTAGGCGCAGGCACAGCGACGTTTCAGCCCACCATCACCAACATGACCGGCGTCATCATCGTCTAAAAGGGGAACCAAATGGCTCTTTCTGCTATCTTTGCGTCGGCCAGTTCGTTCACCCTGGCTGGCGACTACACGGACAGGTACGTGGTGGGCGTCGTTGTCAAGGCCGATTGCGGCGCGGATGGCCTGAAATACGGCGTCGTCACGGGCGCGGTCTATGCTGACCCGATCACCACCGTCTCGCTCACGATGCACACCGGCCAGTTGACCAGCAATTTGACCACCGTGCAGCGGTCCAACGACACCCCGGCAAGCATCTGCAACCACGCCGCGCAGCATATGGAGGGGGGGAGGGATGCGCTGACTGTGGCCGACTTCGGTGGCGTTCCCGCAACTAGAAAGATCACATGCACCGCCCCGCTTGTCATCAGCGGGAGCGGAGACTTTAGCGCCGACAGACAAATGTCTGTCAGAGATGCCACGACCACGGAGACGGGCGTGGTTATGTTGGCGACGGTTGAGGAGGGACTGCTTGGGGGCAACATCACCCTGGTTATGTCTCCCTATGTAACCTCTCGCCTCATCCAGCAAGAGACTCCAGACGCAACCACTTCAAGACGGGGGATGGTGACCCTCTCCACCGACTCGACCACCATCACCGGCACCGACACTGCCAAGGTGCCGCCCGTGTCCGCCGTCCGTGCCGCCTACAACTCCTGGCAGCGCGACGACGCCGGGAGGTTCCCGGGGCTTATCCAGCCCGCATACAACCTCTACGCGCCGAGTCTGGCGCTACCGGCCACCACCACGTTTACGCGCGGGTCAACGGCATGGGACTTGAGCCAGGCACCGGCGGTTAAATCGTACGCCACGAACTTGCCCCGGTGGAGCTACGATGCCAGCGGCAATCTTTTGGGGCTGCGGCTGGAGGGTGCGGTGACGCGCATGAACACCGTCGCCGCGCTGCCCACCGCGCCGGAGAACGTGACCGTCACGAACGTGCTGCACACCATATCCTTCTACGGCACCGGGGCCGTGGCGCTGTCCGGAACGCACACCGCAACCGTCACAGGCACAGGCGCGTTCCCGACGCGCACCACCTACGCTTTCACGCCGTCCGCCGGGACGCTGACGCTCACCCCGTCCGGCACGGTGCAGAACCTGCAGCTTGAGACAGGCCCGTTCGCGACCACGCCGATTTTGGGCGAAGGATCGACTGTCGCCCGGTCCGCTGACGCCGCGTCTGTGACGTTATCGGGTATCGACTTCAACACCAGCGAGGGCACGATCTACGTCGCGGCCCGCACGCCGCTTGGCTCTCCGGCAGGCGCGAACACGCAGGCCGTTCTGCAGATCGACGACGGGTCCGCGAACAACCGTATCTTGATCGACAGGAACTCATCAAACCAGATTCGCTACATCGTCATTTCCGGGGGCACCACCGTCGCGGCAATCGTTCTCGCGGCTGTCGCGGAGGCGACAAACTTTAAGATGACATTCTCGTGGAAAGCCAACGAGTTCCTGGCCGCGCTGAACGCCGGGACAGACTCCGCAGACACCGCTGGGGCCGTGCCCACCGGGCTGACAACGATGCGCCTAGGCGTTTCGCTGTCGTCGAATCTACCTTGGTTCGGCACCATCAAGCACCTGGCCTATTTCCCGCGCGCGCTCACGGCGGCGCAGAGATTGGCGATGGCGATGTAGGGGGGGCGAATGACGAAAAAACTTATCATCAACGGACTCATCCACGCGGCCATCGCTTTGGCTATGCAGCTCGTGGTGGGCCTCGCAACCGGCGACTGGTGGACCGGGGCCGCTCTCGGTATCGGCTTCTATTGGGGCCGCGAGAAGCGCGACGACGAACTCCACAACCCCGGGCGACCATGGTGGCGAGGCTGGACGCCGTTTGAGTGGTCCGCCGATGGGCAAAGCGACTTCTGGTGGCCGTTTGGGGCGTGCCTGGGGATGGTGGGACTGATGGAAATCACTTGACGCTCGCGGTTCTCTCGCGTAGAAACGAGCTGCTAGCAAGCAACTGTCTACCGCGAGCTGATCGCCAGCCGGGAGTCAGTAAGCCCTGCGCCGTTACAGCGGTGCGGGGCTTTTTCTTGGTCATGACCTCCACGGCCTACTGCGCCTCGTCCAGTTCGGCCAGGGCGCTATGCAGCCGCCGTTCGTAAAAGTCGGCCAACCACTCATGGAGTGAGGCAGCATGGGCGAACCTATAATATTTCTCCAACGCCGGAGGATACCCAGGGCTGCCAAAATCGGCGTGTGCAGCCAGTTGTGCCGCCTCCAGGTCCAGTTTTTGGGCGAGGAGATAGTTCTTCGCCGCCTCGGCCACCTTGCGGAGCTTGGCGATTTCGGCCGCATCGTCATCCACGTCCTGGACCAGCTCTCCGGCGTCACGCAGCATGTTTTCGTCGGGGACCGACAGAAGCGCCGCCAGTTGTTCCTTGAGCCGCGCAATCTCCGCGTCCTTGTTTTCGATGGCGGCGGCGTGGCCGGTGAAATCCACCCACCCACCGCTAGGGTCTTCGCGATAGTCAAAGTCGGAATCCCCGGCATCGCTTCGTGGCGTGCAAATGTTATATCGTGTGATGCTCATTCCCCCTCCTTCTTCATCGGCTGCACGATGTAAGCAACGCCATGGACAACGATGGCACCAGCCTTGGCCTCTTCTGCTTTTTCTGTGTCTGCGGCGATAGCTGTCACCCAAACTCCAAAAATAAACCCCCCTAACAACGCCGCCAGAGTCCATCCGCTCATGGCGTCACCAATATCAATCCAGAGAGTTTTATACACATATGTAATAGTGCCATGCCAGCGCACAAACCGGCTACAAAAATTGCCGCAACATAGCGAAACGGCATTTTCATCCCTCCACTCTCCCTTCGGCTTCTTTGGTCTGCCTGTAGTCCTCGATCCGGCTTTTCATGAGGTACACCAACCCGAACGCCTTCTCCTCTGCATACGCCTTTGCTTCCTCAAGCTCCTGGAAGCGGCCCGTGAGGGCGCTGTTACCGACTTTAACCTGATACCCTCCGTTCGCCCACTCGATGGACACGTTAAAAGCAAGGCCGACAAGTCTAGAGCATCCGTATTGCTGTTCAGTCCACTGCAACTTAGACATTCTCAATCCTCCCCTTGATCTCCTGCGCCACCGGGATGGGCAGGGTGGCGGTTATCCATGTGATGGAATTGGCAGCACGCTTGTCAGTGTCCTCTACGGCGTCCTCCTCATGCTTGAAGGAGGCGATACGGTTTTCTTCAGCATCCACGGCATCCAGCATCTTGCCCCAATAATAGTTCTCCTCAACACGCCAATCAGACATCTTCCACCTCGATTTCCCATGTGATGCGATGGGGTTCGCCAAGAAATTCTACGTCAACTGGGAACCCGTCTCCCGTTTTTGAAACCCAGCAAATGTAGCTGTCGCCAAACCCCCGGTACAACCCCATCCACTTCTCTATCGTCACCTTCTTCATCCTCTTCGGCGACTCTGCGGGGATGATCTGGACGCCGGGATAATAGAGGTCGGGGGTTACGTCATAAGGGTTGAGTTTCCCGTTAAGTGTCCATTTCGCGGTGCAGAAACTTAAACTGTCGAACAACTGGCCGTGGATGTGCGTTGCTGAAGTATCAATCACTTTTACAACCCCGTGTCGCAGACTCCGCAGGATATCCCCCACGCGCACCTTCGACAAGTCGCTTTTGACTTCCATCACATCCCCCTCATCATTTTTCCGTTACCGGGAATATGGTCACGCTTGGGGCAGTCCCTTGGCGTTTCTGGTCATGATGTTTGCCGCATCGTTCATATTTTGGGGGAGGTCTCTTGACAGACGCACGGCGTATCGCT